GCGGGCAGCTTTGGCGAGATTACTTCGCGTGCGCACCACCCGACCTACTCATTCAGATTGATTCGGCATGTCTGGAAGATGCTTGCCGAACCTGGGAGCGGATCAGCCAGTATCAGCGGATCTTGTTTGCCGATCCGCTTGAACTTAAAGTCGCGGCCGCATTGATCCAGGCGCAGCGGGTGTTTTTGAATTACTCGGCTCGATTGGGATTGTCACCAGTCGATCGAGCACGACTTAAAGCACCGCCGAAGCCAAAGCAGGATGACAACCCACTAACGCGATTGCGAGCCGCGAGGATATCGTGATTGTTGCCAGACAACCCGCCGCCGAAGTGCAAGCCATGGTCGCCGACTACATTGACGGCGTGACCACGGGCCGCATTGTCGCCGGCCGGCGTGTGAAGCTGGCTGTTGCTCGCCATGTTGCTGATCTGAAGAACGCGCACGAGCGGGGTTGGTACTTCGACGAAGGCGTCGCGACTCGGGCTTGCATGTTTTTCAGCGAATGCTTGAAACACTCGATTGGCGAGTTCGCGGGCGAACCGTTCTTGTTGGCACCATGGCAAGCGTTCTGCACGTGGACTCTGTACGGTTGGTTGTCGGCACAAAACAAAACGCGGCGTTTCATGCGGGCTTACTTGAGCGTCGCACGCAAGAACGGCAAAACAACCTGGGCTGCGGGGCTTGGCGTCAAGGGCATGTACTGCGAAGAACCGGACGAGCCGGCCGCGCAGGTGTATTGTGCTGCAACGAAAGAGGATCAAGCCAAGATTCTTTTTCACGAAGCACGCCGCATGGTCGAGCAATGCGAGTGGCTGCGGAGTGCAAGCAAGATCCGCAAGAGTCCGAACATTATCACTTTCGGCGAGTCGTTTTTCAAACCGCTTGGCAGCGATAGCACGGGCACCGACGGACTCAATCCGTCTTGTGTGCTGATCGACGAACTGCACGCATGGCGGGAGTTTCATCGGCCGCTACGCGAGAAGCTGGCGACGGGTGGTGGCGCTCGACGTCAACCGCTTGAAATTGTCATCACGACGGCTGGCGATGCCGATTCTCAGCTATGGTCGGAGACGGACGACTACGCGGAGCGGTGCCTGGAGGCGAGCGCGTTGGGGCAGGTGTTTGACGATCGGTTTTTCGCTTATGTTTGTTCGATTGATAAAGAAGACGATCCCTTTGATGAAGCCGTCTGGGCAAAGGCCAACCCGAATTTGGGCGTGTCGATTAAGCTCGACTATCTGCGCGCCGCTGCTGTCGAAGCCAAGAACAGCCCAACTAAGACCAACCAATTCATTCGCTATCATTGCAATCAGCGGACCGAAGCAACGGAGCGTTCATTCTCGCCGGATGCCTGGGCCGCTGGATGTCAGCCGTTGTCGATTGCGAGTGGTGCTTATGGCCATGGCGGAATTGACATTGGGAGGACGAATGACTGGGCCGCTGTGGCATTGTGCTTTCCCAGCGTCGGCAAGGATGGCAGGGCGGACAAGTGGCAGATTCTCGCGAAGGCGTGGACGTGTTCGGATGGCATGTTCGATGTCGAGCACGAACCGTTTGCATCGTGGATCAAGGCCGGATTGCTGGAATGTTGTCGCGGAAACGCGGTGGACTCGGAGCCGATCGAGCAATGGATTGTCGAGCAGAGCCGCAAGTATCACATCAAGTCTTGGGCGTTCGATAAGACATACGCGCGGGACATGTGCCAGCGATTGCAGGACGTGCACGGGCTGCCGATGTTCGAGTTCACGCAAAGCCCAAGGTTCTACAACGAACCGTTTAGGCGGTTTATCGTCGAGCTGCCTACGGGTAAGATTGTCCATGGGAATGATCCAGTGCTAAACTGGCAAGCGTCAAACGTGCAGACTGCCCGCAACTACCGCGATGAGTGGATGCCGGACAAGAAAAATCCACGGAAGAAAATCGATGCCATCGTGGCCGCGTTGATGGCGTTCAGTGAATGCCTATTTGCTGAGGCTGGGCCGCAGGGTTCGTTGGTTGTTGTCTAGGAATACATATGACTAAGAAGCGATCGACAAGCCCGAAAGCCGCTACGTTTTCCAGCCCGCTAGAGCGATGGCTGAAGAAAGCCATGGTTGGCGACGACGGCGAGGAATACGGCGTTCCAATCACGGCCGCGACAGTGCGCGGAGTGCCAGCCGCTTGGTACTCGATCAACAAGATTGCCGGCCACATCGGAATGCTTCCGCTCAACCTTTACGAGCGGATCAATGACGATGACGCACGCATCGCAAGGGAGCATCCCGCGTATTGGCTGTTACGCCATCAACCTAACGACTTGATGGGAGCGGCCGCGTTCCGCGAGACAATCCAGCATCACGCCTTGCTGCATGGCAACGGCCGGGCGGCAATCATCCGCAATGGTCGCGGAGAGCCGAAAGAGCTTGTGATTATGCAGCCGTCGAAGTGGACGATCGTCATTCAACCGCCGCAGCAGATCGGTGGCGTGATGGCGCCGCAACGCAAATGGCATGTTCGGGCCGACGATCCAGAAGTGAAGATCGACGATAGCGACTGCCTGCACATCCTCGGGCTATCCGATGACGGGCTGGCTGGCATTTCGGTTATTGAAGCCGCGAAGCAAGCGTTGGGTCTGGCCGTCGCCCAGCAATGGCGAGCGGTGAAGAGCGAGAAGAACGGAGCGCGAGTCAAGTTCCTGCTTAAGGCTCCGCCGGGTGTGTTCCGCGAGGAAGGCAAGGCACAGGAATTCATCGACGCGTTCAACGCCAAGCACGCAGGCTCGGACAACGCGGAACGCGTCGCGTTGCTGCGGGAAGGCATCGAAGCCCAAAGCATCAGCCAGACTAACGTCGAATCGCAAGCGATCGAAGGGCAGCGGTTTAGCCGGCAAAACATCGGGCTACTGTTCCAAGTTGAGCACATGTTGGGCGACGATAGCTCTGTCAGCTACAACTCGCTCGAAATGAAAAACCAAGCCTATTTGACCAACTGCTTAATGCGTTGGATCACGCGATGGGAACAGGAGTGCGCCCGCAAGCTTTTGACGACGGCCGAATTCAATTCGGAGCAATGGTACTTTCGATTCGTGACGCAGGCCCTATTGCGCGGCACAACGCAGGAGCGTTACGCTGTCTATCAAATCGCTCGGCAGATTGGCGTGATGAACGCCAACGAGGTGCGTGAGCTTGAAGACATGAACGCCCGCACTGATCCGGGTGGCGAAAGCTATGACAACCCATCGACCACGGCTGGCGGTCAACCGCCAACTGAGGATGTCGAGGACGACGAAAACGAAATGGAAAAAGAGGAAGACGAACGCGACGACGATCAGCCGGCGCTAGCCAACAAGCTAGGCCGCATTGTCGAACGGAGAATAAGCATGATGGCAAACACGGAAGCGGCCAGAGTGCAAGCGGCCGCCATCAAGGAAATCAACTTCGTTGGCTGGCTCGACGAGTTCTATGCGGGTTGGCAATCGCGAACAGAAGACGCGGTGCGTGACTGCGAAGGAACGATAACGCTGGCCGCTGATTGGGTGAGCGAATCTAAACGGCGACTGCTTGACGTTGCCGGGCGCGTCGAGCAAAGCGGCTTGTCGGAAGCCGTCCGGGCTGAGCTTGTCAGTTGGCAGGAGCGTTCAAGGCAACTAGCATCCGCAATCATTGCGGGAGGGTGACATGAAAGAAATCATGCTCTACGACGAGATTGGACCCGGATACTACGGGCTGCTTGACGGCAAGTGGATGGTCGATCAATTGAGGGAAGCTGGCGGAAAGCCGGTACGCGTTCGCATTAACTCGCCGGGCGGGAGCGTGTTCGAGGGGCAGGCGATGTATTCCGCGCTGTCGTCGTACGCTCCCGGCGTGACGGTGCAGATTGACGCGTTGGCCGCATCGGCCGCGTCGTTTGTGGCGATGGCGGCGTCAAAGATTGAGATTGCCGCGAACGCGATGGTGATGATCCACAATGCGTGGGGAGCAACGATCGGCAACGCGGCCGATCACGACAAGCGGGCTGAGCTGCTGCGAAAGATCGATGATCAGCTTGTGAGTCAGTATGCGGCACGCACAAAGCAAGAGCCGGAAATGATCCGCGAATGGATGGCGGCGGAAACCTGGATGACGGCGGAGGAAGCTGTTAGCCGTGGGTTCGCGGACGCGATTGGAACAGCCCTCAACGTCAAAGCGTGTGTCCGCGATGGCATGTTCGCGAAGACGCCTCGGGAGTTGCTGGCTGTTGCTGGCAGCGTGTCGCCGCGAATCGCGTTAGCCGCACAAGCCCGCAAAATCGCTTTGGCGCAAGCTTGTCACGGGTAGGTGATAGGTGGTAGTATGTTTGGACATCGCCTGCCGGCTGGTTAGCTGGCGGCGATAGAATCACGCAGCTTGTCTAGCGGGCGTGGCTCGAAGCGTGTCATTGCGATACGCCAGGAGTC